TTTGCAACAGCCACTGGGCAGATAGCAGACCCATTGTATGGAAACACAAATAAAACAACTCCAGTTAAATGGAAAATAGAATATTTAAAGGGAGATAACTGGGTAAGCGCAATTTCTTTTGATGAAAATTCAGTAAGAAATGATAACTCTCCAATAATAGGGCCTGACGGATATGTTGATATTCAATATGGTTTAATCGTTCCAGATAAATATAAACCTATTTTTATATTTGCTGAAACTCTTTCTTCCGAAACATTGCTTCCAGAAAAATCAATAATTGGATATTCATATCTTGTTATAGAAAATCAAAATGATGTTGGAACATTTTTTATTTGGACTGGCGAAGAGTACGAGCAGTTTATCCCAGATTACGGCTGGACACTTAGTGATGATTCTATAAACAAGAACACAGGCTTTGTAACTGACTTTACATCACCACTAAGTTTTACAGATTCAGTTAATGGTGGCACAAAGTATAGAGAGTTTGAATATATTCGTGGCATAAGAATTTCTGTTGAAACAATGAACAAGTTTGACTCAACATTTGATTTAATTGAAATGTCACCAAGATTAGTTGCCGATATTTCAGATAAAGTTATTGAGTATAAAATTACTAAAGTTTTATCAGACATTGGAGTAACTTCTCTTCCAGTTGGACAATTGCTTGCTTCAGTTGGTCAAATGTCTATCTTTGATGATGATCAAGCATTTAATGAAAATAATTCATCCAGTATTATTTCTGGGTATGTAAGAAAAAATATTAAATTTACTTTTTATGAAATAATTCAAAACGTTGATGAGTTTGATTATTATGTTCCAATAAAGTCTTTATATTCAGAAGGTATGCCACAAGCAGACATAACTGCTGGAACTATATCGCTTAGTCTTCGTGATTTCTTTTTCTTTTTAGAGTCTATGCCTGCGCCAAGACTATTATTAACAGATGTGTCTTTAAGTTTTGCTATTTCAACAATGTTGGATTTTATTGGTTTTTCAAATTATACGTTTAAACGAATTCCAGATGAAGATGAACCAATTATTCCGTATTTCTTTGTCGCCCCAGATCAAAATGTTGCAGAAATATTAAATCAGTTAGCTATATCAACACAAACAGCTATGTTTTTTGACGAATATAATAATTTTGTAGTAATGAGCAAAAACTATCTAATGCCAAATATTGATGATAGAGCAACTGATATCGTTCTTTCTGGATCTAATAATCAAACAAATACTGGTGTAGTGCAAAATGCCACATCTGGAACACTTCCAAATATAGTTTCAATTTCATCTCAAGATACTAAAGTATATAATAATGGAAAGATAAATTATACAACTAGATATATTCAAAGAACTTATCCATCAATAAAGCTAGCATCAATGATTGATCGTGAAAAAAATTGGACCTATCTTCCAGTTCTTTTATGGGAGGTAGCAGGTGATGATTTTACCAAAACAGTTAATTCATCTGTACAAAAACAAAGTAATTATGTTCTTGGAGCAATGCCACTTAATGCAAATTTGTCTAGCGCATTACCAACCGTAGTAAATAATAATATTGTTAACAACATAATGGATCTTGGTGAAAATATTTATTGGCTAACAAGGTATCAAGGATATTTTTATGCTAATGGAGAAATAATTAAATATGATGCTGCACAATTTAATATAACTGGTACTGGTAATGTATGGATTACAAGCAATCAGGAATACCAAAGATATTTTGCAAATTTGCCATTCAATGGAAAAATATATCCGACTGGACTCGTTAGAATATATTCTGTTCCTTACTATGAAACAGTAAATGGAGTTGAAAGATTAAAGCCTGGACCTGTTTATGAACATGGGCGTGGACAGTTTGGAACAACTGTTACAGATCATTACGCAGGACTAAATAGTTATTGGTCAGATAATAACTATGTTCGTGGATGTAACATGCAATCACAATATTTGTTTACAACAGAAGTAGATCCAACATTACCTTCTACAACCATAGGAGCAGCGGGTGTGGATTTGTCTATAGCAAGATCAACAACAAGAAATAGCATTATTAAAAATTTTATGGCTACAAGCTACCTATCTGAAACAGAAGCTAATACTTTAAAAACAGTTCAGTCTGGAACCATACAGTCATCTGCTTTAGTAATGAATGGTCCATCTTTTAAAACAAATGAAAATCCTCTAAACTTTGTTTCTTATCAATATAAACAACTAGATAATGCCTATAAACATTTTGGTGCTAGAATGAGAATTATTGGCAAGATTGAAAGTAGTGAGGTTAGAGGTCAAACTCCAGTAGGTTCAATCCCATACTACCAAGTACCTGGAATAGATCCAAGCAAGAGTATCACTCTTGGTGGTGGCTCTGGAGGTATTTCAGTATTATTAAATCCAGAAACTAATGTTGGATATTATTTTGAAATCATAGCAATGAATGAGGCCAACATTGATTCATATTTAAAATTAAATGATGTTGGAGAATCAGAGATATCTCTTAATAACGTTGTTTTTTATAAAATTAAAAAGGATTCCTCAAACACTAATGCTATACCAATTAAACTTTGGGGAGGTATTACAAGCGTGGTAGTAGATGACGGTAGATTCACTGGGCAATATAGAATGTCTGCAGAAGAAATTCCTACTGTATACGACCTAGCAGTTGAGTACCAGGATATTGGCGGCACAAGAAGATTTTACTTATATATTAATAACACATTAATAAAAGTTATAGATGACACAGATCCACTTCCAATTTATAATAATATGGCACCATTTGTTCGTGGTTCAGCAAGAGTGATGTTTGAAAACCTGTATGCTTTGTCAGAAAACTATGCACAGAATTCAGTTTTTTCAGCAGTAGATTTACGATCACCCGCAGGCACTATTGCATCCAATGCCTCTGCATTTGGAGATGGAGTAATTGACGCCGATGAGTCATTTAGAAAATATGCTATGAGTGGTATAGTAAATTCAACATATCTATCTGGGTTAAGCTCTCAGCAACCGCCATCTTATAAAATGTATTATGAAGAATTTGGCACCATTATGCGTGAATGTGCATATTTTGATATTAAGTATGATCGTGCTTACCCAGCTTTATATGCTAAGTTATCTCCAACATTTAATAGAATAAAGGGATACACAGTTTCTGGTTTTCAGGCAGATTCTTATGGGGCAGAGTTTTTAATATTTAATAATACCGATAAAGCATTATCATTAGATGAAACTACAGGAAACTATTTAAGAATCCAGGGTATTACATTTACACAAGACACATCTCATGAATTAACAGTAGATGAATATTTTGCTAAGAGATCTAATTTTTCTACTCCACAACTCAGTGGAAGTGTTCTTGTTGTTTCTCCAACGGTAGAGCAGCAAAAATATGACAAAATTAAACTTAGTCGTTTAATTTATGGAAATAATGAATTTACTATAGATAGCCCATACATTCAAACACAGGACGATGCTAATAAGTTAATGGGTTGGATTATTGAAAAAGTAATGAATCCAAGAAAGTCTATAGGTATAAATCTATTCTCTATTCCAACTCTACAACTTGGAGATATAGTTACAGTGTCATATCAAAATAGTGACGGACTAGACTTAGTTGCTGATTCTGGAGAAAGATTTGTGGTGTATAATATTGAATATTCTAGAAATAATACAGGGCCTTCAATGATAGTTTATTTGAGTGAGGTATGATGCCACAGTTAAATGGGATTGAGATACCACAACATTTATGGGACTCTCTTGGAACAGAAAGACAAAAACAGTGGACAGGTAATCCAGAATATACTGTTCCATATTTTAATGAAGACAATCAGTTAATAGGTGTTGGATCGCAAAAGGGTATTCATTGGGGCTGGGGAACCGTAAGGTCTAATGCTGGCGTAGTTTCTAATGCTGGGCATAGACCATATCTTAATGTTCCAAATGTATCAACAACTGAGGTTGCAAGCAATACAAATACTGGATCAGTACAGCCAGACACAACTCCAGTAGCACCAACTCCACCAGTACCTTTATCTACGTCTCTTGTTTCATCTCCAGTAGTAACTCAGGCTGCACCAGAACCAGTTAAGACTGCACCAATAGATACAATATTGTTAAATGAAGGATCAATACCAATAGAGTTAATGACAGACTTAATATTTGAAAATATTGGGGGTCAAGAGTTAATCAATATTGCTAGAAGCGATACTGTTAATGGTCAAAATATTATTTATCAACCTATTAAAAATTTAGCCAGAATACAGCAAGAGTATAATCCCAATAATATTATTGCTCTTCAATCAACATCAGATAAATACTTTCAAAATTTTGCAATTAAATTAAATAATAAAATACCAAATATTGGAAATGGGCCTGCAGGAGCAAATGTTTATATAGATCCAGAGACTGGAGACTTAGTTGTAGAAGCTGTAAACCTAGAAGAAGACGAGCAGGTAGAGGTACAGATAACGACTAGTGGTACAATATATGAGGCGGAATTATGATAACTGATAAAGGCAAATCCATAATTGGAAAATATTTAATTGGTCAAGCACCAGCTTATGCTTCATATATAGCTGTAGGCTGCGGTGCCCAGCCATTATTAACTGCTACACCTTACGGGGATTATTCAGAAAAAGAAAACTTAGATTTTGAAATGTTCCGTGTTCCAATTTCTTCACGAGGTTTTATAAATGATGATGGCACTGAAAAAATAGTATTAACAGCAGAGCTACCAACAGAAGAAAGATATGAAATAACAGAAATAGGATTATATTCTGCAGGATCTAACCCCTCAGCTGGAGCATATGATAGTAAAACTGTATTTGCTTTTACACAAGGAGAAAATTGGCAGCACCATACATCAACAGCAGCTACAGCAATTCCCACAATATCAGAGCCACTTGACGATCCAGATGATGATAATATAATTGCAACTAATGATTTAGTATTTCAAACTAATGCTGACAATGCAATATTTTTTAAATCTCCAAGACCAGAAAGATATGAGCGTTGTAGATTTTTAAATAATATGATTGTTATGCGTGGAGATGATTCTGATATAACAATAGATATGTCAACAGGATCGCCTGCTGGACATTTTTATGTAGAGCCTGGATCTAATCACATACATCTAACAAGCCCAGATGTTGATTTTACTAGAAATTCACCAACAGATGAATTAAGATTTGCTTTTTCTGTTATAAATAAAGACGGAGATTCTACATCTGCACCAGACATTGTAAGAATTTTAATAGATTTTGCTTCTACAGACGATCCATCATCAGACAACTTTGCTAGATTTGAAATAGAGTTAGAAAATAGTGGCGGTACTGGTGGTGGAGAATACAATCTAGACGATAATAGATATTATGTAGTTTCAACACAACTACAGGATTTATATATAACACCAAACTTTACTTGGAATGCTGTAACTGTTGTAAAAATATATGCTTGTGCAATGGTAGACAATGTTCCATCAGATCAATATTATATTGCACTAGACGCTCTTAGACTTGAAAATGTTTCTACAGTCAATCCTATTTACGGTATGACTGGATATACAGTTGTAAAAAATTCAGATGCTACTACAATCACTAAAGCATCAAATACAAGTAATTACATAGAGTTTAGATTTTCTGTTGGAGTAACGTGATGGCAGATAGCGGAATTAAACAATTTAGGGTCACAATATCTGACATGCCTGCTATAAGCAGTATATATGAGGGTTACGATGTTAGATATAGAGTTGTTTCAGAAGATAGAAACAGAACATCTCACTGGTCTCCCATTCAACTAATACAACCAGATTATACTTTTGTTTCTGGAGATATAGTTTTTAATAAAACAGGAGATGCCGCTTCTATTGTTTGGGATTCTGTAGAAATAACAAAAATATCTAATGGTAAAACATATTCAATATCTAAATCTCATGAATATGATATTTGGGTTAGATGGGATCGTGGAGATGGTGACGGAGATTGGCTGTATAAAGAAAGAATAGACACAACATCTTTATTAATCCCAATTGCATCAAGTTGGACAATCAACGGTGTTGTTCAGCCAACAAGTCCAAATAGAGTAAGCGTTGAGATATATTTAAAAGGAGATCCAGTAGAAAGAGCAGACGGAGCTCCTGGAACACCGTTTTTAAAAGTATATAGACTTTTAAATGAAACAGTTTAGTGATATAATGGAGAGATAATGGCAAAAATACCACTACCAGAACGAGGGCAGCCTTTGGATGTTTCGTACATCTATCAGCTTGCCGACGCTTTTAATGATATGTCGGATAGCATTTCTAGTAGCGTTTATAACTATACAACTATAGATACAATTTCTGCAGGAACACAAAACATTCCAACATCTCAAGCAAGAGTAGTTGCAAAAATTGTTAATGTTGCCAATAACTCAATTGTAAACGCTGGAAATGAAAAATCATTTTCTATTACATTTGATACTGGTTTTAAGTATGCTCCAGTAGCAACAGCATCGCCAGTAAACATAGGCGGTACACAGGCAGGACAAAATGTAACAGTTGTGTTAACAAGCATTACAACATCTGGTGTAAATGGAATAGTTAGATTTAATGCATCGGGAGATCTTTCAGTTTCTGTACATTTAATAGCAGTTGGTGTTCCAAACTAATATGATTTATTGCAAAAAGTGTAGTGGGAGAATGTTTGTTGATAGATTGTTTTCTAGCGAAATGCACCTTGAAACGTATTGCATTTCTTGTGGTTTTAGAAAATTTTTTCATCCGCCTTCACAATCTCAGGAGGGCTCATGGCTTCTAAAAATAGAGCAGACAAGAGCGAATCGTACAATAGCCAGCCTGTAATCCCTGGTAATAAAACACTCTGGTTTTTAAATAATGATTTAGTAAGGCTTCATCATAGCTCTCGTTCTACTGGAATGGTTACTGTTTATAATATTACAAAAGACAGACTAGAAACATGTATGCGTACTGATTTTAGAAAAAATAGACAAAGAGCATATACTGTAGCAGAAACTGCACGTCTTGTCAATAGGCATCGTAAGTATTTTCCTTATTTAATTAAAAAAGGAATTATTCCTGCACCAGTTGGAGCTAAAGTTAATGGAGAGCGTGGATGGCAAATAAGATCCTACTACTCTGAATCACAAATAAAAAACATTCGTGATATACTGGCAACTATACATAATGGTAGACCAAGAAAAGACAATTTAATAACAAATAATTCTATACCTACTTCGCAAGAATTGACAAGAAAAATGGGCGATGGTATACTGGTTTATACAAAGACTGAAGATGGCAGATTTATCCCTGTTTGGGGAGAGAGCATTAATTAGCCTATGAAGGAGGCAGTGGTGGAAGAAAGAAATGAAACAAAAGTAAATGTAACACTTGGATATACGCTTAATCTAGGTAATTTCCAATCTTTGCGAGTTGATCTTGGTGTTGTTGATCACGTTCGTGATGGAGAAACAACCAATGATGCTATGAATCGTGTTTATGATTTTGTAGAAGCAAAGGTTATTGAAAAAGTTCA